GCTCTAGGCCTCGCCTGTGCCGCGTACGTGTCCCGAGTCCCGCCCGTCAATCGGCCAGCGTCTGCGGGGCGTGTGGTGCGTTTGGCGACGGTGCCGACACCCAACACGCCATTGGGCATCCCTGACCCGGCTCCGTCGATTGTGGTGGAGTTCCACGGGCACCGGGTGCGAGTGTCCCCGCTGGCCCTCGATATCCCGTTCCTGATGATCGCGGGGAAGACTCTGTCAATCAACGGGGCAGTCAGTCGTCGACATGTCGCGGAGTGATCATGTTGTATACAGTGTGACAGTCACGGGCTCGATTGTCGTGACTTCCCAGTATTCCCACGGCATCCAAGTCAACTGGACGTATTGCCCGGAAGCAACTTGTGCATGTCGATTCATGACGATCTCGTTGACTCCCGTATCAGTCAGTGTGCTGATGGAGTCGCCGTAATTCCGCCAGTAAATGGAAACGGTTCCGGTAGCCCCCTTGCTGATCGTGCTGTCGGCTTTGGCAATGATTGACAGCAACGGCTGGGAAATCACACGGACGACCTCCGTTACTGAGCCTGATCCAGATGCGAACCCTCCGGTATTGCGTCGCAGTTTCCAACTGCCGGGCCGGGGACCAAGGGATTCCAACGGCATTACAAGTCCGTCCGAAGTGTCATATAGCCCTGCTACCATCTCTCCACTGACTGCTACTCCAGTTTTACCGATTGGAATTGGCGTTGGTCCATTGAATACGTGCTGATGCTGTGCACCAAATCGCGTCGGCTTCACAGCGTCGTACGCATAGGAGTTATCTGCCGCGACTGTAAACCCAGCTAGTTGCATGCAAGCAAACGCCGGAATCTCTTCACCGCTGCCATTCTTGACCGGCCAGTATCTCAAATTCATCGCCGCCGGGCCGCGTAGCTGGTTCACTTACCTGGCTCCCTGTCGCGTCGCTTCAGTTGATTTTTGTCTGCCCGCCGCTGTTTGCGCTGCAGGTCCATCAATCTTCGCTCCTTGTATGGCGGGACGTATGGCGACGGCTCGTAGAGCCTGCTGGCTGAGGTGTAGCACCCACCCCCGCCGATCTCCCAAGTAACCTGTTGAATTGCCCCGTCGGGGTTGATCGCCTGCAAGCCAACGTACTTGCCCGAAGCGCCGGCCGCCGTAACGTACTGCGAGATTCGACCGCTTGCGTAATATTGGCTGAGGGTGTTGAGTTCATTTTGATAGGTTTTCTCCAGCCACTCGACGAACAGCATGGTGCCCGCTACGTAGCGTTGATATCGCTCCCAGATCAACTCCTCACGGCGGGCAACCTCTGTGCCGTAACCAGACGTTGCCCCCGTCGCCTGCGTGTAACTCCACCGCATGTGTGCGGAAGTGTCTGGATGTCGCACCGTGAATGAGCACTCGAGATACAGATCTGCTGGGTCAAATTGCTTCGTGGCTGCGTTGTATCGGACCACCTGATCCTCAAACCGCACCATCCCCAAATCGTATTCGACTGTGAATCGCCCCGTATATTGGACCTTTCCCTGGCTGACACTGTTCAGGGGGTTTTCCAGTGATATGTTCCCGACCCAGTAATCACCGTGAATCGTCTCGGGACGCCGTCGGCGCAGTCCGTTTGCATCCAGTCCAGTCTGTACCAGTCCCTTTTCCAATGGGAGGATCTCGCGGAGATACTGGACAGCGTAGGCAGTTCCGCCCACTTGCTGCGGTTGCACCTGTGGGGGGGCGGGCTGCCCTGGCATGCCTGGCCCGATGGGGATAATTGGGGCTTGCGATGGTGGAGCCCCTGGCAAAGTTACGACTGGCTGCGGGCTCGAAGAATTCTGATCGACGATCCGATACAGCCGGAAGACGTCACGGAGTGCCAGTGTCTTCCATTGGTGTTCGGCGACGTCTGAAAAAAACATTGTTTGAGAACCCCAACCGCCCGGGGGCTTGTATGACAATTGATCGATCGGCTTAACCCTGCCGTCAGTGTCATAGGCTACCGCTTCCAGCTTCAGCCGCGCCTGATATCGATTCGGGCCGCCCAGGATGCGAACTGTGGCGGGAATCTCCGGGGGATTGCTGCTGATCTCCTGCTCAATCAAAAACGTGTTCGCTGGCAATGGAGCCCCGACGCCCTGCTGCCTGATGGCGACACTGCCATCAATCTGCAAGACGACCACCATCCCGAACGGCTCAATCAGATCCGCCAACGCCTCGGCGGGATTCTCGGCCACCCATTCGCACTCCGGCCGCGCGTTGTTCGGGATGTCGCTCACCCCGATAACGCCGGTCTCCCCCATCGCCGTGAGAAGCAACTGGGCCAACTGCTGCGGGGTCTTCTCGGTCGCCGTGACGATCAGCCCATCGGCATCACGTTGATTGTAATGCCCGTAGACCTCACCAAACTTCCACCGCCACCGCCGATCTACCGCCGAGAATGACACCAGCGTCCCATCAGTCGACCGCACCATCGAGGACTGATCCGCCCGACAGTCCCGTAGCGTCAGCGTCGTTGTGCCGTGATAGAAAACAACGTCCCCAGTTGACGCAATCGCGGCAGTCTGCGGGATGATCTGGAACGATACCACGCTCGGCGTAATGCCGTGCGTGAGGGTGTACGATGCCCCGAGGACATTCTGCACGCCCGGGTAGGTGGCGTAGCTGTGGTTCACGAGACGCTGCCCAGGGTGAGTCGGCGGTTATTCGGGATTTCCAGCGTGACGCCCTGCAGGTTCGTCCGGTTCAGGTCGATCCCGTTTGTAAATGTGACCGTCCCCGCTGGATCGCGGAACGTCGCGCTGGCAAACAGATCGCAATTGGTGATCGTCCTGGCCCGCTGGTTCGCTCGGAAGTCCAATTCCCCGCCGGACAGCGTCAATGTCGTCAGCGTGCCCGTGCTCTCGTAGGAGCAATATCCCCCGGTGATGGTCACAGTGACCGCCACGCCGGACACATGCCGCCACGATCCCCCGGACAGCGTTGTGGTGGTCACCGCGTTGTTCGTGGTGAGGCTGCCCCCTGTCTGCTCCATCGTCGTCAGTGTCACGCCAGACCCGATGACCACGGTTGAGTCCGTGGTCGCGTTTGTCCGGAAACCCACCTTAGCTGTGCTGATCTGGGATGTCTCGCTGGCAAAGAACGCAATCCCGACGGAACCTTTACTGATGGTGACCGTGTTGCTGACGTGCGTCCCTTTCCAGAGGATCGCCGGGACGCCCTGCAGCTCCGACACGCCGGAATTGAGTACGACCAACTGACACTGGCCCGCCCCGCTGTCGATCTTGATGCGGCTCGACCCTTGCCCATCCCCTCCTCCAATCGTGAGGGCTTGTGTTACGCCGTCAGCCGAGGTGCCAAGTGCGAGGTATTTGTCTCGGTATTCCGTGTATGGGTATGCCGAGTCATCGACGTTGGTCTCTGGCAGCCCGATCCGCCCCGTGTAACCCTGCGTGATGGTGATCGACAGTGGGGACACGCTCGACTGTGCCAGCCCGTAAAGACAATCGACGCTCCCCGAGTCGTAGACAATGTCATCGGAATCCACCGGCACCGTCGACCCGCTCCAATTCGCCGCGACGCCGAAGAAGTTCGGGCCGCTCGCGGAAATCGTCGTAGCAGTCGAGACGGTGCCCGACGTGCTCGACTTTGAGACCGTGATGGTGAACGGCTTGCCCTTCGTTTTGCCGAGTAGCACCACGGTCGAACCGCTGGCAGCCGGCGCAGTCTCACCGCTCACGAACTCCCGGAACTCGGCCACATTCGGCCCGCGTTCGGTGACGCTATACGCCGCCCCGAGGGCTGTCGACGTGCTCCCGAGGGCTGCGGCTAGCTCGGTCGCAATCTGCGTTGTGGTGACCGTGGTCCCGACGGTCAGCACGATTGCCCGGCCGTTGCAGGTCACTGTCAGCGTATCCGCTGCGACCCATGTCCCGCCGATCGTGATCGTCTCTCGTTGTGCCACCGGAAGCGCGGCTCCCGTCCATCGTCGTGTCGCCATTTATCACCCGTTGGGGTATCTGAAGAGGAGGGAGGGGCTCTCAAACTCGTAAGCCCAGGAGACAGCGTACATCTGGTTCCCGAACCTGCCGATCTTGCTGGGCGTGCTGTACGTGATGCGTCTCCGCTCGCGATGTTCCGCCGAAGGGAATGCCGGGCCGGGGACCGTGGGCCATGTGCTCACCCCGATACTCTGGCCCTGCTGCTGGCACGTGTAGGGCGTCTGCTGCCTCACGAGTTGCTCGACCGGCGGGCCGTACAATGTCGGAATCACAACCTTCTGCTGACCCCCGCCACCGAACGTAAAGGTTTCCGAGGTCGAGTAGACGCCCAGGTCTTGATTGTACTCGGCTTCGGCTTGGATCGTGTATGTGCGGAACGTGACATACTCGGCACCGTCCCCCGTCGGGTAGGACAGATCGAGGATCTTGACGCCCGTCCGGCTGCCAGTGTTCCGCATCGCGTGCCGAACGGTTGACCCGTCCGAGTCGTACAACACCAGATCCAACCCATCGGCACCGTATGCCGATTCGAGGACGACAATCTTGGTGGACAGGTCGGACACCGAGGAGCCCTGCAGCATCCCCTGGATTGACCACGACGCGACGTATCCCGATCGAAGCCCGATCTCGTTGAATGTCGGCCGCTGACTGATGCTGATCGTGACTTCGTTATCGGCGTGCGAGTAGCTGCCGTATCTCAGAATCATGGGGCCACCCCCTGCCGCCTCAGTTGTGCCGCCTCATTGGCCTGTGCGTTCATTTGCGCTCTGATGCGGTTGATCGTGATCTCTTCCAGCTCCTTCACGAGTGGGGCGATCCGCTCTTCTAACGCATCGGCCAACCGTGACGGGTCAAGGTCGACTGAAATCGTCTGCTTGATGTCGGCTGAAATCTTCGCTTCGGCCTCGGCGATCTTCCGATCCAGCCCCAACAGCTTGACGATCTCCGCGAACCCGGCCGCATCGGCCCCGGCCTTCGCCTGCTCAGCCATGATCCCGCGAAACGCGACATTGCCCCGGGCGAACTTCAACTCCTCGCTGGTCAGCTGCCCCACACCGCCCGGCCCCGCCACCTTGCGGGCAATGTCCAATGTGGCCTGTTTCTCCCTCACGTCCATCAGCCCGAACTCTTCGCGGGCTGCGTCGATCCGCTTGCGGGTCTCTTCGATCAGATCCCGCTCGGCCTTGGTGCGTTCGAGAATGATCTGGTTGAGGCTGCGCTCGTTGTCCAGCCGGGATTGTTGGACGTTGGCGAAGCGTTCTTCCCGTGCACGGGGTGTATTGCGTTCTGACTGCGCCCGCTTCTCTTCCTCGTTTCGAAATTGCTCGAAGAACCCGACATTAGGGAACACCTCTGCCAACGCCGCGTAGAACTGCCTGCCCGGCTTGGCGAATGTCTCCTCGCCCCCGCCTGCCAGATCGCGGATCAGGTCCGACACACCGCCCAACACCACTTTGGGGGCATTGAATGCCGTGATGGTGGCCGAGGCGATGCTGAGAAACTTGTTCTCCATGCCGCCGCCGAAAAACCCTTTTCCGGCCGCTGCGCCTGCCGCCCCTGGCCGAGGTGCCGCCCCCGCTGCTGCTTTCGCCTGTGCCGTGGCCTGTGCCGCTGTCGCCGTGGCGTTTTTGATTTCCTTCGCCAACGCCTCAACCTCGATGATGACCGGGCCGCCGATACGACGCTGGCCCCCTGGACGCCTCGCGCCCAGTCCCCCGAAGTCACCGCCACCGAACCCGCCACCACCGGCCATCATGCCACGCTCTGGCACGATCAGCCCGCCCCTGTCGATGAATCTCCCGAAGCCACCGGCACGTTGCAGGCCACCGCCGCCACCCTGCGCCACGGCAGCCGGAACGATCAGCCCGCCGCCAACGTCGACGGCCCCAGGAGGAACAGGAACCCCACCGCCACGCCGACCACCTCCGCCACCACCCTGACCAGCCCCTGCCCCAAAGCCTTTCCCGGTTTTCCGATAGAAGGTGTTATAGGCCGACTCGACCCGTCTCAGGCTGTCGATGTAAGCCTTCTCAACCCGCTTGATCTCGGCCAACTGGCTGTCGACGTGTCGCTTCTGTGCGCTCCTTAGCCGTCCGAGGTGTTGCTTCTCGGCCTGCTCAATCGTCTTCTGGATCGCAGCAATGTCCGCTGTGATTTTCTTCCGCGCATCCGCCGATGCCTGGAAGTCCATCCGCACTTTGATCAGCACATCGGTCGAGAGATTAGCCACGACGTCCCCCGATCAGTGCACCGACTGGACCAGCGACACGCAACGCCAGCTCCATCTCCGCCGAGTCGCTCGCCTGCCTGATGATCGCCGCGTTTCGCCTCACGATTGGATCGTCTGGGAACTGCCCAACGGCTCGGCACTCGCTGTAATGCTGGTACGCCTGCCAATTCTGATCGGTCAACGCTCGGGATTGCTCGGGCGTCCCCTTGGGGCAGCCGTTCGCCCGGGTACGACATGGCGGGAGATTGCCGACGGGCCGGCGCACTGGCTCGCCACGGCTTTTCATCCTTTCCCCCGTCTTCTCGTCGTACACGTACGCCTCGCAGTCCTGGCAATCGCGGTGGGCTACCTCGGGGTGCAGGATTGTCAGCCGCACCCCCTCCGCTAGTTTTTTGCCGTGTCTCCCGACTCTACCGCCCCACAAAGCAGCGTCCACAGTTTCAGCACGAGGGGATTGACCAACCGCTTGACGCTATCGACTGACACCGGCACCGCCTCACCGCTCGGCCCTGCGATGTTCCATGATGTGACTTTCGCCGCGATCAGATCACAGACCAGCCGCGTCCAGCCCGCTTCGTCCAGACCCTTGGACTTCGCGAGATACTCCGCGAAGTCGGCCGCTGCCATCGGTCGATAGGCAAGCTGGATCTCGTCCCACAGTTCACACGCTGGCAACGTGGTCTCTCGGGTGTAGCCATCGGGGATAAACGGGGAGGGCATCGTGTCGCCTTATGCAGTCGAGTCGCTGGTGATGACGAGTTCTTTTGTTGCTCCGCTGCTTCGGGCCGATCCCGACAACGTGAGGAGGATCTCCCCCGGACCACCAACTACCGGGGAAGCATCGGGGACCATGAGGGCCGCCACACTGAATGTAATCGATCGGTTGCCGTTCGTCAGTACGAAGGTCGCAGCACTCGCCCCGGCCGAGTTGATGCCGTACAGATCCACCTCGTCCGAGGTATACGGCACCGTCAGAGACAGCGTGACGTCTCGGCCTTCTGTGTGAATGTCGGTCGCGGTCTGGCTGTTCGCGAACCGGCTGTTGATCCGATTGTCGATCGTCAGTTCCCACTGCGTGACCGTCCGCGTCGTGCCCTCGATCGTGCAGACGGCATCCGACCAGACATAGGGAGGATCGGTCGGGGCGGAGATGCTCGGGAAGGCAGTCGCCGACACAACCTCTGTCTTGCCAGTCAACTCACAATCGAGTTCCAAGGGACCGCCAGCCGAAGCGCGGAAGGTCGCCCGGCCGATCTTGCAGCCGCCGTAAACGAACCGCTTGGCAACCCGATCGATAAGCACGTCGAACGCCGGGAGAGTCTCGGCAAACGCGAAGACGTCCGTGGATTCATTGGCCCCCATGATCCGGGGGAGAATCAGGTCAAGCATCGACGGGGTAGCGTGAAACTGGATGCCTCCGCTCACGCGATAGATGCTGTCCCGTGCTCGCTCGATCGGGATTGATCGCGTCCCACGAATGCCGTTCGTCTCGACGATCTCCTGCTGCTTCCGCAGGCTCTCGGCGATGAACTCGAATGACTCGGTGTACGATCCGACCGCTGTCCCCGTCGCCGCCATCGATAGGCGACTCTGGTGCCCCATGCTCGCGTCAGCCATTGCTCAAGCCCTCGTTGAATTGAGTCGCTACGGCTGCCGCCAGCCGGTTGCCAATTTGTGACACCACTTGCCCATTCACCCCGACATGCGGACGGGCCACCATTCGCAGACTGCCGTCCTTGTTCTTCGTGCCGGTCTGGTGGAAGTGGGCGTATTCAACTGATGTTCCGAACG